CGATACATAGGTCTGGTCAAAATAATGCGTCAGGAGACGTTAGAGGACTATATCTAAAACTGTATGCAGGTGAAGTTCTTACTGCTTTTCAGTCAAAGAATATTATGATGCCTTTGCATCGTGTGCGTACTATCTCAAAAGGAAAGTCTGCACAATTTCCGATGACAGGAAAGTACCGAGATGCTTCCTATCACACACCGGGGGCTGAGATCGTTCCTTCAGCCGCAAAACAAGGTGAAAGGATTGTAGAGATTGATGATTTGCTCATCAACGCACAATTCATTCCCAACATTGACGAAGCGATGACACACTATGACATCCGTTCCGTCTACACTCAAGAAGCTGGATTTGCATTAGCAAAGGTAGCCGATGAGAACATCCTTCGTATGGCGGCAAAAGCCGCTGTCTCAGAGAATGCAACTATTGGTGGATTAAACATCCAAAAGCATACTGCATTTGATGACGAAGATTACACTGGAAACGTAACCTTTGGTGATGTAACTGGTCATACTGCGGCTGCCGCTGATGCCCGTGATCCTAAGTATATCGTTCAGGCGATTATGGATGCACGAAGGGTATTGGATAATTCCAATGTACCTGGGGAACCTTTCATTGTCATGCCTGTTGACATGTACTATGACTTGTTCAAAGTCTCAGGAACCAGTAACTTGAATGACCTCATTATCTTCAACCGTGACGTTGGAGGTGGAGGAAGTGTTGCTACTGGACAGGTACCTACCATTCTTGGTATGCCTATCTACGTAACCCAACACCTTGGTTACTACACCACTGGTACCACTTGGGTTTCCAACTTGTACTACCAAGTAACTCCTGGCTCAGATACTGTTGCCATTGCTGGTAGACCTGCGGCTCATAAGGATGAAATAGCTAATGCCAATGCACCTATTCCATTAGCGAATACTGCTGGTTCAGGTCGTGGTAATCCTTCCAGTGCAGGAAACTCGGTGTACGATGTTCCAAAAGGAGCCTCATCCACTATTGCAGGACAAGCAACTAAGTTTGCTTCCTCAATGATTGCTCAGAAGCTCAGAGCACTTGTAATGACTCAGGATGCAGTTGCTACTGCTAAGTTGATGGATATGTCTGTTGAATCAGAGTATCAAATCACTAGGCAGGGTACACTCATGGTATCCAAATATGCCATGGGTCACAACATCTTGAGACCTGCTTGCTCGGTTGGATTATTTAGTGTTTAATCCAATTATGTAACTCCGCATAGGGAGGACTCTTTAACTAGGGTTCTCCCTTTTTTTTCATCATGCCAGAAGATCCATCTAAAAAACCATTATTATCTAAAGAGATTACGTCTAGCAGACCTACGGTAGAAAGGATGCACCAAGGCACTCGTAATGTAACATTTACACGAGAGGGTGCAGAAGAACTGATAAGACGAGTAAGGTCTATTGGAGTTCAAATGGTCGATCCTCCTATGGACAATGGTAAATGGAAAGAAGTGTTTGCTAGAGTAGGAGAGCATCGGCAACGAGAGGTTACCGACTACTCTTTAAAAGGTAAAAAAGGAAAACCTGTTCCAGAAGGGCTACTTAAAGTCCTACAAAGGAGAGCAGGGGGCATGTTTAATTTTTATATGAATAAAGTAGCAGGACCACTTGGTATTGTTACTGATCCTTATTTTCAATATGGAGCACAAGAAAAATATGAATTTGATAAGAGATTAGGTACTGTAACTGCTTATGCTATGGCTAACCCAGAGTTGGCTATGAAGAACCCAAGTGAACTAGCTGACTTTTTGTTCCGTGAGTCTGACCAAGAGATGTATGAGAATCAATTGTATGGTGTTATCTCTGACTATGAAGAACTTAATAAAACAGCTATAATGCCTGAGTACATTGAGGCTTTACACCAGGAAGAACTATGGAATTTCTTAGAGTCTCCTTCAATGCTATCAGATCATCCCAATTTAAAGGGACCAACTTCTGTACTAGATTTTAAAACACAGTTACCTAGGTTATACTTTCATGGACAAAAGGGGCCAGATCCTATTAAAGAGTTCACACAACAAAGATCAATGAAATGGAGTGAATCTCCACAACCTGAGTTTGGAGCAGGATTCTTTGGTAGTGGCGGGCAAGCCTTAGATATTTTAGCTAGACTTAGGCAAGAGGATAGTGTAAAAGAAGGTTATGTTTTACCTGATCCAGAAGGTGTAGCAATAGAAGTTAAAATGGCAGACTTAAAGAGAAAAATGGGGGCTGCCCATACTACTGGATCTAGGGCTACTAGACAAGGGCAACCTAGTATGGGTCACTTACCATTCGCTGGAGTAGTAAACAAGAAACAAATACCACCTAAGTGGTACGCTGGTGTTCTTGACATAAAGAACCCATTAGTTGTTCCAGGAGATATTGGTTGGTGGACTGTGTGGAATATACTTGGGTACATGTCAGGCTCTACAGAAATTAACAGAGAAGGTGGGGATGATCTTCCAGTATCCCAGAATATTATAGCGGCTGAAAATAGACCTAATTATTTAGGAAAATTTACTTATTGGCCTGAAGAAAACTACTTTGAAGAAAGTGCAGAAAATGGTAACTGGGATGTACCAAAAGAAGTGAGGGACACTGCTTACTTAGGTTCTGGAACTGCATTTCAAAGAGTTATGGAGTATGCGGAAGCCCATGCTAATAAAGAAAAAGACCAATGGGGTGCTCCTAAAACTCTTAAAGGGTACTCTCCAGAAATGACTGATGAGGAATACATGGATATGTATTTTGATGATATGAATGCTGTGACTGACTACACAGAATCTGAAACTTACTCATCAGATATGTCAACAGAAGAAAAAGAAGCGATAGCTGATGAAATACTCAAAACTCCTTCTAACTACCTAGAAGATTTCAATTATTTTGTAAATCTAGGGTTCAGAGATTTTCTTCTCAATGACCTAGGTATCGATGGTATCCAATTCTTTAATTCTATTGAAGATAAACTCGTGTCTGACTGGTCTTACATCATCTTAGATGGGTCACAGTTTAAAAACATTAAACAACGTAAGAAGGCAGGTGAAGGCTTTGATAAATCAAAACGACCACACATGTCTAAATATCAAAAAACATCTAAATATAGAAAGGTATCATGAGTCTTAGTCCAACGTCCAGATTAGAGGCTATTAATACTATGTTGACCAGTATTGGTGAACAACCTATTCAAAACGAAAACGACCTTGCTGGACTATCTGATGCCTCTATAGCAGGTCAAATACTTGATAATGTGTCAAGAGCAGTTCAAGCAAGAGGATGGATATTCAACACTGACTTAGATGTTGAACTTACAACAGATCAACGTGATGAAATAGTTGTTGACCCAAGTATACTAAGAGTAGACACGACATCTCTAGTTAGAAGCGGTGATACAGACATTGTGGAACGTGGTCGAAAGTTGTACGATAGAAAAAAGAATACAACTAAGTTTCCCGCTGGAACTAAAGTTAGAGTTGATCTAATTACACAACTTACGTTTGATTCTCTTCCTGAACCTGCACGTAGATATATAGCAATACGTGCGGCTAGGATATTCCATGATCGTGTTGTAGGGTCAGGTGAGTTACATAGATTCTTTCAAGAAGATGAGATGTATGCGTGGCAAACTTTACTTGAGTACGAAGGTGATGTAGCTGATTACAATATATTCGACAACTACGATGTATTTAGAGTTATTGATAGAAGTCACACTTCATCCTATGACCTTAGACGTAACTTAGTAGACTCAGTAGAAACTGCATAATGCCTTTAATATCTGGAACTGTACCTAGTTTAGTTAATGGAGTATCTCAGCAACCTGCGACCTTACGTATGCCAACTCAAGGTCAACGGCAGGAGAATGGTTTCTCACATATTTCACGTGGGTTAGAGAAAAGACCATGTACTGAGCACCTAGCTGAGATCCAAGGTATTACCTCTGCTAACTCTAATGATGTCTTTATTCACACAATAAGACGATCAGAAGATGAAGCGTATGCTTTACTTATTAAAGGGGGAATATCTGGTGGTGCAGATCCAGTAGTTAAACTATATGATTTAACAGGGTTTGCTACAGGAACTCCAGGTAATGAAGTATACATTCATCCTACTGAACAAACTGGTGCTGTAACGGGTAACGGTATAATTAACACAGATGTAAAAAACTATCTAAAGAACTTTACATCTAGTGGCTCTAATGATTTTACACCAAATAAACTTTCAGTAACTACTGTTGCTGACTTTAGTTTTATCTTAAATAAAACCCAGAGAGTAAAGAAGAAGAACACTGCTCATAGTAATCGTCAATATGAGTCTATGGCTTTTGTTAAGATTGGTGACTATGATGGGCATTATAAAATTCTTGTTACACAGTATGATGTCTATCCCGCTGGACATGAGAAAGCAGGAGAAATAGATCATGATGCTTACTTGTTTCAGTATGAAGTAGAATACGCTACTCCACAAAATAACACCGAAAGTAAGACTCAAGGTGGTAGTACTGCAGCCGCTAACTCAGCTTCTATCAACAACCAAGCGGCTGTAGTAGTAAATAATATTGCAGAGTCATTGTTTTTTGGTGCTGATAACACAGATAAAGTTTATTTAATTCAAGAGACAAGTAATAACTCTCCTATCATAATTTCACATATAAATGCAGATGGAAGCCCAGCTTACGTAGGTCAAACAGGTGTAAGAGATAAAGGTGTAGTTAAAACTAGATATAGACATTGGAACCATACAACTAACGAATTTGGTGCTTGGACTTCTATATCTGCAAAACAAGAAGTTGTTGATAGTGTTACCCCAAATGACGACTTTATTAATATTGCAGGTACAACATTTGCTGATAATGATAAGGTTATAGTTCACTCATCAGATGGTCTACCTGCTCCATTAGAAGAGTTTAAAACTTATTATGTTGTAAATAAAACTGCTGGTAAATTTAAGCTAGCGTTAACAGAGGGTGGAACTGCTATAAACCTAACTACTGCTGGAGGTAGCACTCTTTTAGTAACACAAGATAACGCAGGGTTAAAGAATATTAATGATTACTTACCATCTAGTGGAAAAGGATCAGCAACTAGCTGGACTACTAGCTATGTCCACGGCGAAAGTATAATATATATTTCTGCTGACTATGATGAAACAAACTCATACCCTTTTGACATAGAAGCATCTGATGGTAAAGGAGATGCTAATATGGTGGCAATTAATGGTGCTGACGAAGTACCTGCTTTTGGTAAACTTCCAGGGTCTAAAGTTGAACCTGGGTTTGTAGCTAAGATTTCAGGAGATAAATCCACAGGCCAGGATGATTACTATGTTAGTTGGAATGGTAGTGTTTGGAAAGAAACCTTTAGACCTAAGTATTCCCAAATCTCAAACAAGAGGGCAAGAGATCAAATCGATGAAACTACAATGCCAGTACAGTTATACAAGGCATTCGACACCAACGATAAAATCTACTTTATACTAAAGTTAATTGAGTACCCAGGTAGAACTGTGGGAGATGATGTAACAAACCCTTTCCCTTCGTTTGCTGACTATGATGAAGACTTGCATCCTAATGGACTATATAAGATTAACGATATATTCTTTCATAGGAATAGACTTGGGTTTATTTCGGATGAAAATGTTATACTATCTGAAGCCGCTAATTACTTTAATTTCTTTGCTAATACTGTACTTTCTGTTCTTGACACCAGTGTTGTTGATGTGGCTGTATCTAACAACCAAGTAGCTATATTGAAATCAGCTATACCATTTCAAGAGAGTTTGCTATTGTTCTCTGACCTGCAACAGTTTAAACTATCGTCAGATGAGTTTCTCACTCCTACCTCTGTCTCTGTTGCTGTTGCTACAAACTTTGAGACCTCAACGGAAGCAAAACCAGTACCTGCGGGTAAGACTATATTCTTCCCATTTCAACGTGGGGCTTTCTCAGGTATACGTGAGTACATGATTGATGTTGCATCAGAAACCAATGATGCCAATGAGGTGACATCACATGTACCTGACTATATTGAAGGTGTGGTTAAGAAAATGGCTGTATCTTCAAACGAAGAACTACTATGTGTACTTGCAGATGACTCTAATAATTCTGATAGTTTAAAAAGGAAAGAACTTATAGTATACAAATACTACTACTCTGACCAAGAGAAACTCCAGTCATCATGGTCTAAGTGGATATTTGATGCTGAGATTATTGACATGGAGTTCATAGGTTCTGTTGCGTACCTCTTGTTTAGAAGGAATAACAAAATCTATTTAGAGAAGTTAAACCTGTCTGTTGATGTTGCTACAAACACAATGGACGACAAGATTGGAGTAAGGCTAGATCGAAGAGTTAAACTTGAGTGGGATGAAGTTAGTGCTAATCCTCCAGCATTGTCCAGCTACTACAATGACATCAATCATGATAAAGTAGGACAAGCAGTTGAGAAAACAATATCTTCTATTGATGTAGCTAATAATGTTTTTACTTCAACAGCACATGGATTTCAGAATGACTACAGAGTTCACTTTACAAGTACCACTACGTTACCTGGGGAAATCAAAGCTGACACAAAATATTATATAGTCAATAAAACTGACAATACTTTTCAAGTAGCAAAGGTACAAGAAGGTACACCCCACGTAATAGCTAATGCTGGGTCAGGTACTATCAAAGCTGTATTTGATGACACGAAGGCAAAAGGGGTCTTGGATACTAAAACAAATGAATACTTAGATCAATGGGGTAAAAGAATTAACCTAGATAACATAGAAGAGAAACCCAGAGTTGGACAGAAGTTTACTCTAGCCCACGATAGAAACAATACATATACTGTAACAGATGTTTCAGATAAAATAGGGACTACAGTTGAGATTGAGTTTACTCCGAGTATTGCTTCAGAAGCCTCAATTGACCAAGGTGGTCCGTTACCACATAACACTTCAGTAATCTTTGAGGAGAGAGATGTTTTATATGTTTGTGAAACTGGTGAAATACTTAAAGAAGCACAAGTAGCAGGTGTATTAAAAGAAGGGACAACGTACTCACAATCAAGAGGAAACAATCACCCAGTGGTATTCGTGGGGATACCTTATGATTTTAGATACGAGTTCTCAGAACAATTTGTAAAATCTGGTGAAGAATCTATTAACTCAGGAAGACTCCAGATGAGGAACTTTGAGATTTCCTATGATCGTACTGGATTCTTTGAGGTGGAAGTTTCACCTAAACCCTATGACAATAGACTTAGACGTATATTTAATAAAACCTTTACAGGACGAAAGATCGGGTCTCTGTTTCTTGGTAAGCAAGAATTAGACACAGGGGTGTTCAGAGTTCCAGTGTATGTCAATAGTAAGGATGTCAAGATTACTGTACAGTCAGACTCATGGTTACCTGTGGCTCTACAGTCGGCTGACTTTGAGGCATTCCAAGTCCTGAGAAACAAAAGAATATGAGTTATTACATTAGATCGTCAAAGCGTAATGATTGCTATGAATTAGCTAAAACTTTAAGACAACAAGATGTACAAGAAGTATTTGCTTCTGGAGGACGTAATCCTTCTCAAGCATTAATTAGAGCCTACTTGACATCTCACTTACATTGTTATACAATAATACTAGATGATAAGGTTGTGGGTATGTTTGGTATATCCAAGTTACGTGATGGTGTTGGGTCACCTTGGTTACTTGGGTCTGACAAGTTGACAGAACATAAGTTTGAATTTCATAAACATGCAAAAGAGCATATAGATACATTTATGGACGAGTATGACGTATTATTTAACTATGTAGACCAACGGAATACTCAGGCTATCAAATGGATAAAAAGCCTTGGTTTTACTTTTACTAAGTTAGTAGATAACTATGGCTATGAACAAAAACCATTCTATGAATTTGTAAAGGCAAATAATGTGTGATCCAGTAGCAGGACCAATGGCGGCATTGATGGTAATACAGGCATACCAAAGTCAACAATCGGCTATGGCTAGTGCTCAAGCTACTAATGATGCCTTTTCTGCAAACCAAGCACTACAGAATGAAGCGTATACCAAAGACATGGAGGCATTCTGGGGTGAAGAGATTGCTATACAAAAGCAAGCCTATCAGAATGCAGAGGATGCCGCTGATGCTAAGATTACAATGCTTATCGAGGGTCAAGAAGCTAGTGCATCATTAAAAATGGCTAATCTTGAGTCTGGGGCTAGTGGTACTTCTCCAAATAGAGCACTTCATATATTACGTAGAGATATGGCAAACAGATGGTTTGACCTAGATGAACAGTTTCAACGTGGTATTACTAACCTAAAAGGAGAACG